GATGCACAAGCTGGTAAGTTCTTGACGTTCGCCCCAGCCACAGCACCAGCAAAGTAATCTAACAACAAACATGAAAGGAGGCCGCTTAAATGGCACTTATTACAGCAGAACAATTGGCAAATGAGCTACATATTGACCAATCACCTGAAGAACTTGCTACGTTAGGTACCTTACTCAAGGACGCCAGTGCAATTATTCGTGGCTCAATTGATTCACAGTTGACGGAACAGGCAGCCTTTGAGTTGGCCTCTGAACAATTCAAGCGGTTGGTTGGTAGCGTAGCGACATCTTTGTACTATGACAGGGCGCTCACAAATGGATTCTCACATGGTCAGATGATTATCTTGCAACAATTGACGGGAATCGTTAGAGGAGGGGCTTAATGGCAACGTTTAAACCTGCTGATTTCAACCGTAAGGCTGACTTCGGTACAGTGGAATCTAAACAAAATCCAAATAATGGTTCCATTAAGAAGACCTTCGTCAATCAATTTAGCTTATGGTATGCAC